GATATTTTGGATAAACTCCGTTAGGATCATTAAACCCTTTTCCAGGATCCTTTTCAGATGGAATACCTCCGATCGAACCCATGATGACGGGTTGTTGCGCCTCATGCCCGTCCATAAAGAATCCGACGACCCAAGTGCCTTCTACAATACCCGTCGGCGACGTCCCTACGCCAGAAATCGCGGCAGATGTTATAGGTTGAACTACAGTCGCCCAAAACAGATCCTTACGTGGTATATCCTTACAGCAAGGGGAATGATATCCAACGATGCGAACTTTTAATCGCCCGAGCTTTTTTGGATCCGTGCGATTTTCAACAACACCTGTCCACCAAACAAACTCACCGAACGAAAATTGATTGACCTTCATGTTTTATTCACCTAATTTTTTGTCCATGCGCTTCTTAGCAAGATCTATATTGACCATGTAACTGTCCTTTGTAAAGTCGTGTTTTTGAGCAATGACCAAGTAATCCCCTTTGTAATTTCTATCAAACTCTTCGTCCTCAAAGTCTTCTTGTCTCGGCATATCAACTTCGACTGTTTTTCCCATAATCTCCCATAAGCAGATATTTCCGGGAACTTGAATGATCAGTCGTTCTTGTTCGAGTTTGAACAAGTTGCTTTTTCTGCTCTGTGCCCACTGATCTTGGTCTTCGAATGGAGTTTTGGATTCATGTAGCCCAAAATGCCTCGGGATAAACGTAACATGTGAGTCGGCGACATTATCCAATAGAGGATCATCCCAGCTTTTCTTCTCTTGGTCTTTAGTTAACTCTTGGCTAAAGTTATATTCGGTTGTGACGATTTTCTTATTAATGATATCGTGGCTAATGATCTTGGATCCGTGATATCCGCTTGACAGATTCTGCATCGCATCATAATGAACGAATTGATACGCTTGCATTGAGATGAAAGAGTCTTCATCAATCGCTGTCGAATTTTCTCTGAAGTTTTGCGGTTTCTGAATAAATTTAATTCCGCTTTTATTATCAGTAAACATCTTTTCGATGCGATGTAAAGCGTATTTTTCGTTATCCGTCATATACAACAGGAAATCCGCCACGTCCCCTTTCCTTGATACTTTTGTACACCACATCGCGGCATTCAATGGAGACCAATTTGGAACAATAATTGAATATGGAACATCGGGCGTTTCTTTAACTTCGAGTTCCATATTAATGCTTTTCAATACATCGGTTGCAATATCGGACGGTTTCATTGAGGCATAACTTTTGCGTATGCGCGTAGATTGATTTTTAATTAGACTCTCGTTAACGCAGATTAAACGATATTTCAATACATGCGCGTTCTCTCTATGCTTATCGGCGATAGAAAACACTCTAAATTTAAACGTCTTACGTCCTTGGCATGGCTTGGGAGCATCTCCTCCTAAAGTTACTTCAACGCGGGATGATGGTTTGATTGGAATGTTGATTAAGTTGTTATGTGTGTCAACGAAGTGTAGTGTGCATGACCACGATGTGAATAAGTCAAAAAATAACTCAACTTTAGTCACGCCCATTGATACGTCTTGTCCATCAATTGTTACTTTATATTCATTAACGTCGCCGGGACGCTGTACGGATACTTCTTGAATTGCCATTATTTAACATCCATTACTTTTTTGAATTCAAACATAACATCTCTAATATATCGGGGATTGATTACAAAAACTTCCCGGTGGGTTTCATTTAGTTGTTGCTCATATTCATAGTTGGTCACTGGGACAATGTCAATCGGATAATCTTTTATTTGGCGCATATTATACTCAGTCACTTCATCACAAATCTTATTTGTTTTTACATTAAAAAAGTGATGAATTTTATAAAGGTCATTTCCATATTTACCTGTTACATATAATTCAAGTTTGCGACTATCCATTAACCAATCAACTAGCGGATTTTTTACATTATTAACTAAGTAAAACAACCATTCATATTGTGTAGTTTTATATAACTTATACGATAATGACATAGGAGTATCACTATCTTGGAGCCTATATTTTTGGAAAATTAAATCAAATGTCGCATCATTATAATTAATTAAAAATGATGTTAATAAGTTTCTAATTTTTGTAATGTAAACTTCATCGCCGATTTGAAACGCATACTCAATTTTTTCAAATTCTTTTAACATAATTAGAATCCTTCATCAATGTCTTGTGCGACGACGATTTCGATTTCAGAAAATCTCAAATTTAATGATATGAATGCGGGCATTCCGTTTCTGTGCATAGAAAACATACCCGCTCCCGTATAATCCACATCGATATTAGTAATAACCGAGCGTTTAAATTTATGGATAAACTCGTTATCATTATCCATAAATTTATAAGCAATTTGGAATTCAGATGGATATCCTAAAATTGATCCACTATTTCTAAAATCTGGTAAAGCTGATTTTCTAAATAGTTTAATAATATCGTGAATTAAATTACTTTGTCCTTCATCTTTTGGTGAAAATTTAAATTGGAATTCAAATGTTCTGAAGTCGACGCCGCGAAAAACCATCGTTAAAAATGGGTTTAGAATTTGAGCGCCAAATGCTCCTCCCGTCGCCGCGGTGTCAGCAGCAGTCGCTCCCCATTGAGGGGCAGCATTCATCACTACTTTTGCCGCATTCGCCGCCGCATCCCATGATGAAACGGCATCTCCTAATTCTCCGCTCCTATGAGCTGCAATAGCTCCACCTAAAAGCTGCTTAGGATCAGTGTCCCAAGAAACAGTGTTCGGGTTTGCAAATTTTTCAGGCATATATAAACAAATTGTATCTTTTGCGCTACTTTGTCTAATACTTGTTCGTTCAAAAATATCAAACTGCATCCAAGCTGGAAAGGCGGTGGCGTTTTTAATTTCTGGTGGATAGATTAAATTCATCTGTCCATCTCCGTATAAATAATCATTATTTATACACAAAATTTAACATGGCAGAATATATACAGGGAAAATATACTCTAAAGAATCCTTCAAAATATGTCGGCGATAAGACTAATATCGTGTTTAGATCTTCGTGGGAATATAAGTTTATGACTTGGTGTGATGCTAATCCAAGCGTGTTGCATTGGGGATCTGAAATTCATCCAATTGAGTATTTTTCAAAAATAGATAATAAAGTTAGACGTTATTTCGTTGACTTTTTTGTGAAAATACTTAGAAATGATGGTAATACTGAAGTTATGATGGTAGAAATTAAACCACACGCTGAAAAGTTTCCGCCAAAAAAAGGATCTAAAAAAGAGAAAAGATATATTCAAGAAGTAGCAACATATCAACGCAATCAAGATAAATGGGACGCTGCTACTAAATTTGCACAAAAACACAATATGAAATTTGTTATATTCGATGAATACGATTTAGGAATTAAAAAATGGCGGGAAAAATAGAAACAATTGTTAAACACACTTCACATTCAGTTTCCAATAAAAAAGGAAGCGGATCGAAGGCGTGGTTTTTAAGTCGAATCAAAAATATGAATGTCGATCCTATTGGATATAACATTAGCGCAATGACATTTATTGGCGGTATGTTCTTTTTCAAATATGATGCTAAACATAAAGCGACACTTCCATATTGGGATAAATTCCCTTTAGTCATTCCGTTGAATATTTATGATGATGGGTTTCTCGGTTTGAATTTACACTATCTTCCCCCTATATTGCGAGCAAAATTGCTAGATGTTCTAGTATCAAATTTACAAAAGGCGAAAGGAAACCGAGGCGTATTTTTAAAAATTTCATACCCTCTACTTCAAACAGTAGCCAAAAATAAGAATTTTGAAGTGTGCATAAAACGTTACTTGTCAACACATATCAAATCGCGATTTGTCAGAGTAGAAGAAGAATCGTGGGAAGAAGCTGCTTTCCTACCATTACAACAATTTCAAAAAGAAACGGATAAAGAAGTATGGAAAAGAGCAAGATGAGTGTGAGCGCTTTTTTAAGCGCTGCGTCGGCGGGATTAGCAAGACCTAACAAATATGAAATTGAACTAACGCTGCCACCCGGAATTCAAAGTGCATGGGATGGCGTTTCATTAAATTCTACCGCTGGAGTGATAGGATCGGTTGGAATGAGATTGAACTCAAATGGAGCATTAAACATGATGTGCCATACAGTCACAATGCCTCAACGATCATTAATGACGACAGATTTAAGACAATATGGGTCGCCGTATAAAGTTCCACATTCGCAGTCATATGATACTATCGCTTTATCATTTTACGCTCGACCTGAGCTACAAGAACGCAAATTCTTTGAAACGTGGCAGCAAACAGTCGTTAACATAACTTCAAATACGATGAACTTTTATTATGAATATGTATCCGATGTTAAGATTCATCAGCTTGACGCTAAAGGAAACCGCACATATTCAATAATTGCTTACGAGGCATATCCTCTATCTGTTGGCGTCGTGGACTACTCATATTCGAGTATGAACGCAATTCAAAATATCACAGCAGTATTAACATTTAAGCATTGGAAAAACGCAGAATTTGACGGGCATAGCTAATATGTGGATTTTAAATGACGGCGCTGTAATAGAAGAAATTTCAGATGAATATGTCGGGTTCGTTTATCTGATTACTAACATCCAAACAGGAAGAATGTATGTTGGTAAAAAATTAGCTAAATTTAAGACGACAAAAATAAAGAATGTGACTTTAAAAAGCGGTCTTAAAAAGAAGAAAAAGGTAACTGAGTATAAGGATTCGGATTGGAAAACGTACTACGGGTCAAGCAAAGAATTACTTGAGGATGTTTCTAATTTAGGCTCTGAAAATTTTAGACGCGAAATTATCCACTTCTGCAAGACAAAAGGGACATTAAGTTATATGGAAGCGAGGGAACAATTCGATCGCCGAGTGTTAGAAAACGGCGATAAATTTTATAATGGACAAATCATGTGTAGAGTTAATGCCACACATTTGAAATTTTAAACAATTCCTTTCTTCACATTAGATTGAATCCGCTCAAGCATTTTAAAGTGATCGTTCATCGCTTTTTTGTATCCAATTAAATCTTTCTTTTCAAGCGCGGCACATGCTGAATTAAGATGATCTTGTGCTTTTTTGAAATCTACTCGATCGTCTTTATCAACTACGAATACATCAGATTCCTCTTTGATTGTGTTTAGCCGTTCGATATACTGTGCAAATGAATTCATAATTCAACCCCTATGTTTAAAACAATTATTTAGTTGAGTAAAAATGATTTCCGAGTTTGAGTTAGATTGGAATGACAGCATACAAAATTCGCGCGATCATCTAAGCTCATGATAGATTCTGGAATTACATGAAACCCGCCAACGTCATATTCACCAAGACTAATAAAAATTTTATTGAGTTCATCTTGCGTAGATCTCTTTAAAAACGTTTCGTCTTCTTTACCGGGAGCGGCTACGATTTCAATGCCGGGTTGGAGTAAAAATGTATGGCTAAAGACCGAATTTTGATATGCGAGTAATCGCCTTAATGCGGCATCAATAATAGCCATATCTATCGCTCGCCAAGTACCATGATATAAGTACGCGGCAACGTCGATGAAACTTCTATCTGTGATAAATGGTTCTTTTTGTTTTTCAAATTTTTCAAAAAGAAAATCTGAAATGCGCGATTGTACTTCATATCTCAGTTCCGGGGATAACTGTGTAGATGGTGTAATATTATACTTACTCCATACACTGCAAGATGAAACGCCAGTCTCGAGATAATGAATTCCATTATATCCTGATATGGTTTTAGCTAACGTTGATTTACCAACTCGATGAGCGCCTGAGATTGAGATTGTAGATGTGGACATCTAGCTTCCTTAATGATGAGGCGTGAATGGACGCTTGTCTAAAATTTCAGCGATTTCGCGTTCAGTCCACAACCGTCCGAGATTTCCATCTACGCCCACATCCATACAACGCCCAGTCCCCAAAATTGTAGATGGACTATTATGTTGATGCCCATGCAAATGAAACGCCCCATGATGTGCGCGATTCCATTCTTCGATTGGATAGTGAAATAGAACTGTTAATTTATTTTCGATATAAATTTCTTTATACGACTCAACGCTCTCGAACATAGACATAAGTTCTGGATTCTTGGTAATTGATTTATCGTGATTACCAAGAATAAGATGAATTTTACCATTTAACAATGAAAGAATTTCCAGTGTAATATCATCGCGAGCAAAAGAAAAATCGCCAAGATGATACACTTCATCAATTTCTGACACTTGTGAATTCCACTGTTCAATAATACCAATATTCATTTCGATGATGTCCTTAAACGGACGTTTACAAAATGAAATAATGTTTTTGTGACTGAAATGAGTGTCACTTGTAAAAAACCGCATCATGCAATCTCCAAAGTATTTTTCGCGTCCAATCCAAGTAGGCGGCGCATTTTATTTTTTTGAACTTCTACATCTTCCTCGGAAGCAAATTTAACTGGCATTAATACTGTACAATGATCAAGTTTTACTTCAATGACTCCGTTAGGATCGATGAAGTTTGCAGTTGTAGTCGCAAACGTATCAAATTCGCTTTTCATTGCAAAATGCCATTTTTTTATAGTTTAAAAAATTTGTCAGTTCAGCTTCAATATTAGCTTTACCTACTGGGTTTTGCGAGTGAACATAAAACTTAAAATTAGCTGGAATGAATCGACCATCATATTCGATGTCGGTATTGATTAACCACTTAGCACAATCATGCCCTGAAAGGGTTTGTCCGAGATCGTGATCAAAGCTAATGAATTCCGGGCATCCATTAGTTTGTAAATTATTTACGAATTCTTCATACGAACGCACAATATCCCAATTAAAGCCGTCAATTGGAGGAAAACGTTCATCGTCAAGAAAAACTCTATTTGGGTTTGTTTGTGTATATTGCATTGTCTTAACCTTCATTAAAGGGACGCGGCATTTCTCGTCCATCTTCTGCAAAAATTTCAGCAGTTGTTCTAATCGAGTCTTGAATCAATTCGCGCACGCGAGCTTCATACACCATCTCTCCGACAACTACAGCACGTTGAATTGAAATTTGATAATCAGGAATACTCATACGCATTAGTCTTTATCGTTTTGCTGTTTCATCGCGCGCCGCTTGTTATAAGCGAACTCGCGGTTCGCATTGCTTAGATTTTTCTTCCACATATTGCGCATTGCGGCATCTGTAATAGTCGAAAGGAAGATTTTTTGAAGTTTAGTATGTGTCATTATTTTGTTACCTTGAAAATAAGTTCTTGTGAGTAATTTATAACATTAAAAATAAAACAGTTAAAGTTACTATCACCGATGTCTGAATTTGGTTTCCAGCGTTTGTCGTGATTATTAAATTCGGGTTTTGATTCGTATGCGAATAGATTTCCGTCATTATCAATTGCAATATAATTAACCCATTTAGGTAATACTATATTTGTAGTATCAAATTCCAACGTTATATTTCTTTCGCGTTTCACGCACTTTTCGCCGGGGAGCAAATTAATCTCATCGCTTTTTACAGCAATCAATTCACCATAAGCAAGAACTAAATAATCAGCTTCATTCTCACTATTATGAAGTTCCAATGGAATTGAAAAAACGGGATATTCCACTCCACGTTGTAAGATTTCGATTGACATTTTTATTCTCCAGAAATAAGATCGACTTGATTGAATGAAAATTGCACATCGTCGCCATTAGCGTCAACTGCATTGATTACATTTTTTTCGTAATCAATAGATGTAACATAATAAACAGCTGATTTTTTATCTACTACACACATTTCATCATCCTCACATTTTGCTAGTTCATGTGTACACTATTAACAACTATTTCATTTGTTTTAAATAGTTTTTAGTCCTTCATAAATTATATTCGGGAAATTTTCTCGTCAATTACAATTTTGTAATTGACTTCACACTGTTAATCATTAATCTTCATTATAGTAATCGTCTTCGTCTTCGTCTTCGTTGTAGTAATCGTCGTAGTAATCGTCTTCATCACCAGTTTGGATATTAACCGTATGTATAAAAAAGTTACCATTATCATAATGCGGAGTAAAGTCGCGATAGAACTCAATAATTTGTCCACCCGAGATTTCAGTAATATCATCGCTTACTCGAATAACTCCAATCAATCCAGCATCGACCATATATTCGCGTCCGCTGTTGTCCTTAAATGTTCCGTCGCCGTAGGCTGTAGTGTGAAACCACATAAGAGTTCCATCAACTGTTATTTGTCCGCCGGAAAAGTCAATCTTTTCAGATTCAGCAATAAACGATTTCCAGTCGATTGCTTTATTGTAGCACAAGTCACCTACATAATAACGTCCAGCTTCAAACATTTCCATCTCTGCATCCTCACGTTTTGTTAGTCTATGTGTACATTATACACTCAAAATTTAAGAAGTCAACAACTATTTTCAGAATTTACTCATTTTTTAGTAACCAAGTATTACTAATAGCTTTGAATGAGAAGTTGCGCGAAGTGCTTTTATAGACTACACCTTCGCGTTGATTAGCAAATAATGAAGGACCTTCCGCAGTTAACAAAAGTTGATCAATTTGCGACGTTTCAAGTTTATGCGTTCCAAGTGTTGGAACATGATTGCCTGTGTAGCCAAATACTTCTAAGTCATTGAGACATTTATAACGTTCTTCAGGTAGTAAATAACGTTGTGTGTCAATATCAAAGATATCAAAGATAAAAAATAGATGGTAAGTGAAGTTTTCTTTGTTACCTTGGATACCCGGTCCCATGAGTTCGCCTTGTACTGCAAGATTGCGCCCTAAGTGAACATAAAGTGACAATAGTGCAGTACCAATACCTGTTTTAAATGCGGTTTTGATAAATGCGTTTTCTGCATTTTCATCATTAATCTTTAAGTTTTGATTACGCGAGCAAACACCCACTTCTCCGTTATTGCAGTAAACAGTCATACTTGAACCATCAAGTTTAATAGTTCGCTCAAAGATTTCTTCATCGTCAAATGATTGTTGAATCTTTGATTTGATGTTTTGAATGCGTTCTTGGTCAGTTTTAGGAATGAAGCTGGGGAATGATCCTTTAGCTTGTCCGGCTAGATTTGGATTTTCAGGAGCTTCCCATTTTTGAATTTTGAGTAGTTCTGAGCAATCATCACCTTCTTCCCATTCCCCATCATCATCTCCAAACAATAATACTGAGATCGGTAATACCAAACCCTGAGAAAGTTCTCCACGAAGTTTGATAGTGCGTAGGCGATTACCTGTCACGCCATTAAATACTTTCGGCTCGCCCTTTGTTAGAAAAGGTGCAATATCATGTGGAATCCACGAGTCCACTTCACAATAGATAACTAGATCGTTAGCGGCATACTCACCTTTCTTGACGACGACTTGCCATCCACCGATAATCGCTAATTCAAGCGCGTCGGCATTTGTATGCTCAATAATATTGTCGATTTTAACTACTTTTGCTAATTTGCGCATCTCTACATCCTCACTTGGTTTCTTAACTCTATGTGTACATTATACACTCAAAATTTAAGAAGTCAACAACTATTTTCAGAATTTATCTCGTAAATCCCCATGTAACCGACGCGGTGATGGCGAATGCGGATAACCAATAAAACATGTCTCCATATTTGCCATGAGATGCCCACCATATCGCATTTAACACATACAGAAACATGATGAAATAATTAAATAGTTTCGGATCAATCATTTTTATAAAACGTATGTGAGCCCACCGTGGCAGTTTTTCTCATTTTTGCCGCCCACCTTGGGCGAGCTATTTTATTATTATGAAATGATACACTGCTTCCAACTTCCCGAACGCGATATCCTTTAACAGCAAGTTGAACAACTTGCTCAATATCATTTTTAGCTTCACGATTGACAATTTTCTTATTTTTACCTACCCATGAAAACTGACCGGACTCATTAACAACTTGACATACATTCATTTTTGTCTCTTTCGCGCGATTTAATGTCACTTGAGCTACAGCAATCTGTCCTTCAATTGGTTCACCTCTAGCCTCATGATATACGTTATTAACAAGACATGCACGGTCATTTGGATTAAGTGTAACTTCTGGTTGCGTTTTAGTTATTGTGGCGCTAAACGTCGCAGGGTGAACTAATATCGCTACAATAACAAATATGACTTTAATTATTTTCAGATTCTGCATTTTTAGCTTCTAACCAAGTTACTAGACGAGCTTCGATATCTTTAGAGGTTAGCCAAATTTCTATACCGTTACGAACATTGTTAAGCTCATCTTCTGTCAAAAATCCAGTATATGTAGTCTTAAACATTTTATCCATAATATCAGATAAGAACTGAGATCTAACCTTCACGTTCAATGCGTGACCAGCAGTTCCGAAATGTGATGGATGAATCATCATACTACCATCTTCATAAACCATAATTTCAGGGCAATTTAACGCGATAAGCGAACATGCGGAATGACATGATCCTATGATATGAGCAATAACTCGCGCTTGCGAATTTTTGATGGCGGCGATAATAGAAATGGCGCTTTCAACTGAACCGCCACCAGAATTAAAATAAAAGTGAAATGTATCATGTTCAGATGCCGAACTCAATGAGCTAATCAACCTTCGATATCGACTAGGCTGAATAATTTCTGAATCGAAATGAACGTCGTGTTCATATACTGTCATTTCTCGAGTAAGAATAAACTGAGTGTTGTCAAATGCAAACTCGTATTCTTCGTCTTCTGAATTCTTCATTATATTTCTCCTAGTTAAAAAAATAAGGGGAAAAATTCCCCTTATTAACTTTAGCGATTCGTTAGATTATACAGTGAATCAAACTGCATCTTGTGGCATTAAGCAGCAAGAGCAAAGATGTTATCGTTTGCATTTACAGTCGTTTGTTTCTGCGTTTAGGAAAACCTAAACTTACGGGTTTCACATTCCCGAGCGCCTATATTTCTATCTTCCCACGTCGAAACCTAGCAGCCCCATCAAATAAACAGAATTCTGTAAAGGAACTCATCTATCTGTTTATTTGGTGGAGCTGGGGAGCATCGAAGCTCCCGTCCGCAAAACATTCAAAATATAAGTTTACGCTGTTTTAGTTATTTAGTTGAGCGCTAAGAACTGCATTCTCATCGCATCGAGTGCTGCATCATGTAAAGGATCGTGCATGATAAATTCTTTAGGAGTCCCGCTCGGAAGTTCAAACTTACCAGTGTTCGATCCTAGGAGTACGTCAATAACAGTTCGAATATCCCTCGCTTTCCATAAATTGACAGGTAGTTTCATTTCCGCTTGTCTGTAGATGGATTCAAGAATTGGAACATCGAACGCAATTCCTCGACTCATTACAAATGATTGTTTGAAATCATATTTTGATGATTTAACCCAATCATCAAATGCGCCTAAACCATCGACAATGGAAACATCATTTGCACTTGGAGTAAATGAAATCGCTCGAGCTTCTTCCGATTGCATTTTCCACCAATTTAATGTCTCCGGGCTAATTGTCCGCGCGTAATTATGCCGCTGATCTTTTACTGAGAATTTAACAAAAAATCCATCATCAACGATATCGACAAATTTACCATCATCTTCAAAAGCAAAAACTGTCGCGCCGAGGGATAAAACGTATGCAGTCGATACTACATCCAATGTTTCCCAGTCAAAAATCAAGTGATGCCTGATTGACATAGTTTACCTCCCAATTTAACGAATTGCTTTTTTGATGCTTTTAGCGCATTTGTTAGGCTTGTTTTTTCAGCTTCAATCAATTCAATTTTGTTTTCGATGCGTTGATACAAATCATTACACATGATATTCTTTGCTCTGTTTTGCTCCAGTGAGCGAAGAAGAAATTGTAAATCATTGATGTCTTTTTTCATAATTTCATGTCCACAGTGAGTTTCGGATTTTAATCAAGCGCATAAGCATATCAGTATCTTCAGCTTCGTCGGCTAAGTATTGTTCAACTAACTTATCATTGCCAACATCTTCGCGAAGCTCTCGCAACGGTCGCAGGTTTGTCCACCAACTATAAATCGTTTGCATCTCTTTAATATCATCTCTATATTTTGGAGACCAATCATGATCAGGATCGAAATGTACATCATTGAAAAATGCTAATAATGCTTCTTCATTGCTAGAGTATTTTTCATCAAAGTTTTGCATTTCTGCTAGTTCGTTAATACAATAATCAACGAATGTATCCATTAAACAAAACAACATTCTTTCATCGAACTCGTAAAATTTACCAGGTTCGAGGTGTTGTGAAGAAAGCTGATGAGTCTTATGAACCCAACGATTATAAATGTAATGTTTAACATTATATGCCCAATCAACCGGGGAATAAACGATATCCTGAATCACATCAATTAGTTCAGTGCTCAACCAATATCGAATCGAAAATGTTTGATCTGGGATATCGTTTTTACGAATCCAATGAGCAAACTCAGAATCTGACCAAAGCATTCTAAATCTCATTACATCGACCTCAAGCGTTTAAACATAACAATCGGTTTATAAATATGCTCGCGCTTAATTGAAAATTTACCTACGCGTCTCTTTTCCATATATGCAACTCCTTAATTCTTATAAAGATGATACACTAAGACATTCCGTTTGTCAACAACTAAAAATTCATCAATTGACGCAATTGAATCCAATTTTTAAAGTTACCAGAAAAGCGCTCGCCATTCTTATTGACATGTGTAACGCCTTCAGTGAACAATTCCTCAAAAGACTTTTTACCTTCCACATACGGCATTGGCATCGCTTGATGTTCGAAAGGACTTGCGTGAACGGGTTTAGTATCAACTAACCTATGATAAATTTCTTTAGCTTTATCAAGATCTTTATTGTTGCTTCTGTATGATACTTGCGCACAACAGGACGCCGAAACTTTGATTACATCATTAATTCCAAGTTTATCAGCTTCATCTTCTGATACATACGGAAGATGCCATTCATTATCATCAATTAATACTGGAATAGTTTTTTTAATTGATAATTGCATTTGTCTTGCGAGTTCATGAATTTCAGGTTGCGCATCTTCATGAACTCTCAACTCAAAGAAATTTTCCAATTCAGTTGTTGTTAGAACAGTTTTCATCCATTGGTACGGTTCAAGAATTCTATTGACAACTTGCTTATGAAGTTGTTGTTCAATCATTTTTTCCGCAACTTCAACCGCTTTCGATGCCCCTTCAAGCCAAAGCTGTTTAGCCGCTTCAATATTAGGAACTTGTTGTTGAGCTTGCATTCCAGATTGATTCATGCCCCAATGAATTGGCATCGCGGGTGTATTTTGAACCATCTCAATCATTTTACGAATCGGAATAGCGCGAGATGAGCTCGAATTTCTCGAAAAAACTCTATGCGTATTTAATTCTGCAAGAATCATTCTTGGATACACAAGTTCAAATGTTACAATAGTTGAGCCGGAATATGTAGAACTGTATTTGACGATGTCCGATGAAATAATCATTATTTTTTTACCTCTATATAAAATAAAAGGCAAGATATAAAACTTGCCTTTTCGATGATGATTTTTTTAACTGTTAATCATCAAGCATTGCCTGATAACGCGCAAATTCATCATCCTGATCACTTGATGTTGGAGCAGCCTTGGTAACTGGAGGTTTCTTTGGCAAATCATCCGCGAACACATCGTCGCTTTCATCAATAGAGTTTGTGTTGCTTGCTGCATTTTGTGCTGGAGGACGTGATGCTGGAGCTTCGTTATTACCTAACACAAAATTAAAACGCTTTTTAAGTTCGTCATATGATTTAAACGTTTCCGATGCAATCAAAGGTTGAAGCGGATATTCCGCTTCCCAAACAGATTCCAATTCATCATCATTATCTTTCAATGGAGCGGGGCTTTCAAATGATGATTTGTCATAGTTGATTTGACCTTCAACTTTAACAACTTTCAATTTAAAATCTGAGCCTTCCCACAAATCAAACACATTAACTTGTTTTTCATCTTCGAATTTCGGATTCAACATGTCAGTAATCTTAGCGAAAATTTTAGCGCCATATTTAAACAAAAATACTTTACCGTTATTTTCTGGATGCTTAGGATCTGAAATCATGTAGATATTTGACACGAAAGATTTCCGACGCTTGCGCTTGCGCACAATATCTTGATTCGCTTTTGTGTTCGTGTTCCAAAGAATATTATTCGATTCGTTAACTGGATCATCCTTTCCAATAGTGCTCAGACAGCGTTCAATATACCACTTACCATTAGCTTCGTTTTGAAAACCATGATCGTATTGTGTGATATAAGGGATTTCTTCTCCTTCAGCGGCGGGAAGGAAGCGGAATACAGCGTATCCATTACCCGCTGGATCCAATTCCGGTTTCCAGAAACGTTCGTCGTTAAATGATTTTTCTTCCGTAGAAGCCATTAATTTTGTTAGTGTTGCGGTTGAGTTCTTTTTTAGTGCTGCGAATGACATTGAGATTACCTCTTTTTAGTGCTTTAGTTTTAGTTTTAATTATCACACATCATCACGGTTCACATCAAATAACTATACTTGAAATTTGATATTTGTCAAGTTTTCTACGCTTTTTAATGTGCGTTCAGTTATCGGAGGAATAAATTTTGAATATACTAATATGATTGTACAAATTTGAGTATATAGTGGATTGAACACTGCGTTCATCCTAACCCACTTAAATACAATCTGTAGAGCTGCGAGCGTTTCCAACTTAATTTTATGTTTTAAATAAAGTCCTACCAACGTTTGAACGTTAAACAGTTCTTTAATTGTCATGTTTGCATTTATAAGAGTTTCAATATCATCTTCAAAAAAGACGTCAAATGAGTTAATGTATTTCATTCGAGTTTGATGAAATTTATTAATCCTATCAAAGTCTAAAAACACATCCCTGATATACGCATCCGGATTATCTATAAACACACTAATCATAAAATCACTCAAGTCTTTTTCGGAATTGAACTTGACTGCTATCTTTTTAAACCAAATAGCATCGTTTCTTTTAGTTAATGAGTTAATAGATAAAGACCGCATATGAGTTATCTCTCCGGTCTTAAATGCTATCTTTTTGCCGACGTACTCCGAAAACACAAACGAAGGTTTAATTCCGCTCATGTTTTATCCTACTTAGTATTTTTGATAGTCATTACTGGTGTTTTGATTGGAACAATAATGCCTTCCGGCAGTGCCTTGATTTCCAATGACAAATAATCAAGATGCCACAACTTGCTGAAGTTTTCAATACCGACTTCAAAATCGCCTGCAAAGGGCGCAACAAGTTCACGAATTTCTTCAATTACTTTGTCTTTATTGTGCACAAAAAAGTCTTATCCCATTAGTCGATCATGTTTTGGATTACACCTTGTACACCAAACACACCATCATCGAGATGCTTTGGAATTGGGCTGTACTTATTAGTACGGGATGTGAGGTTAGAGTATACAAGTTCGGTTCCTTCTGGATACTGAATCATGCGCCCTAGTTTGTAGCTATCTGTCGCGATAGCGCGAGCGATTTGGAAAACTTGTCCGTTCATAATAATATCCTATCTGTTAATAATTAAAACGCAATTCGCCGTACATCATTATCACAACTTTAAAATCTCTCATATCTTCGTGTACTTTGATATGAGTTTCGCCCGCAGGAAACTTGAATTTTTCAAACTCGACTTTTAAGTTCCCAAGAAGCTCACAAGTAAAAATCTTTCTAAGTTCTACTGACATAATAGTATTCTATGTTATCCGATTAAGAGATGTGCGCGCGATATTGTAGATCGAGCTCCATCCAAAATCCAGGAGGTCCCCCAAGAATTTTTTCCAATTGAGCGGCGATATCGTGAGTAATTTTCATTTTACCATCTAATAAGTCATTCACATCCTGCGCATTCATTTCCATCATAGTAACGAAATCATCAGCATCTAAGCCTTGTTCGTCAAGTAAATCCATGATCGTTTCGCCCGGATGACTGACCCAATCTGGGTTGAAATCTTCATTCATCTCTATATCCTCACTCTTTGGTTAAAATGATGTCCAGTTCGTGTATACACATTAAGTTAAAGTCGAATTTTAATCAAGTCGTCAACCCTCGGACACAATCGTTGATTTTCGCCAGGAGTTACCGATTTAAAGTAAGGATTGTTAGTGCCATCGTCGCGCTGCAATTTGAAAACTACACCTTTCAAATAGCTGTCGATGTATGATGCGATAATAAACAAGTCATCTTTTGTATACCCAGCAGCTTCGAACGGGGTTTGATTCTTGGCGATTTTGACGATGTTTCGAATGTACTCGTACCCTAGACGGTTCTCACTCGTACAACTTCCTTGAACAAGCTCAAACCTAGGACAGTTGGATCCATCATCAATATTGAGTTTGATGATGGATCCAACTCCGAAGGAGTAACTTCTAACTTCTGGTCCAGATACCACGAAAGTATCATCTTTCGTGTATCCGGCAGCTTCGAACGGGGTTTGCTCGCACATTTCTTTTATCTCCCTTGGTTTCTTAAAGCTATGTGTACATTATACACTTAAAATTTCACATGTCAACAACTATTTTTGTCTTTTTAAAAATTATCTCGAATAAATTTCAGGATTTTTTCTCGCGACACGGATAAGGCTAAACTCTTCTTGTGTGAGGATATATTGTATCGTGCATTCGCTACTCAGACATCATATTTCTCAAATAAAAAGCGAAGCCACGATTGTGCTCCAGCTTTAGTCAAATGATCTGGCATCTCAGCCATTTCGCGCGCTTGTATCGCAGTAATCATATTACACCTCAATTTCAATTTCAATTTCAATTCCATTAGCAATCCAATTCCAATGGGATAAGGATTTTTGAGAATCCATAGCAGCATCTAATGAGTTGTGCAGTTTTTTCATCACACATAACTCATTATTGTCATTAATATAAACGTTTATGAATTTAGTGACTTTTGTTGGTTTCATAACCAAATCAACATGACTGCCGGAACTGTTTCTCTTACCGTTTTCATCGTAAAAAAATGTAAGTCCTTTGATGACAACAACTACCTGGGAATCAGATATAGCTTGCTGTAAACATGCGATTTCTGTAACTTCATCGCCATCTCTAGTCATCACAGGCTTGCCAGCTAGCGCATCTTCCAAGTTGAATTCTTTATATTTCATCTATAATTCCTAATACTTTTGTTAGTCAAACAAACGATCAAACATCAAATACAGATGCAGAAATTCCTTGCACATATTCGCGTTTGATTAAATTATTTAGCTGCGCATCAAGTGTGAGCTGAAATCGAAGATTGTCATCAATTTGAGAATTGAAATCTTCGAATGAAATATCATTCTTTTCACAAAATATTGCAGTCGCTTCAATAAGGGATAACCCGCCTACTTGAAGTTTTTTAATCTCGCTTAAACATTGTTCCGAAAAAGTCATACATAACCCTCTTAATTAAATGGCATTTACAATCATTATTTTATTATATAAAACTGTAAATGTCAAGCGATAACTATTTGTTTTATATGATTATTCATAATTAAATGTCGTTTAAATTGCAGTTAAGAAAATTCTAACCGCTATATTGGTACATTTAATGTTTTTTCTTAAAATTATGCTTTATAACTATTTGATTTATTTAATAATTATTTTAAGAAAATCCACTATATTGGTACATTTAATGTTTTTTCTTAAAATTATAATTCCTCTAGAAATTCCATTTATAATTCCTAAGGGTTAAATTATTACGCTTCGCAATTTAACATATATCCTTTCCGAAAGGATATATTAGTTTCTACTTTCTTTATTATAATTCCTTTTAAATATAATATATAATTATTTTAAAAAATACATTATTTTATTTTAATTTATAACATATCCAGTATACGGACTGAATTTTAGTCAAAGTTAGCTTACGCAGACTAACTTTAACTTTAAGAGAATGACATCCATACAAACGTCCTCATCCTAGCCCCGAATTATATTCTATTCACATTAATGTGATTCTAGCATGGGTCACGCTGTATGCTAGGTTTGAATATTAAGTTGTTATGACGCATTACTAAGCAAGCCATATTCGGAATTCTTGCTTTTCATTGACAGTTGTACTTCTACAGAGCTGTCTCCTGATATCCGATATGATTGTGCGAAATTCAATCATATTTTCAAATCTTTAAAGGTTCTACACTTTCTCGATCTAATGCACCATGTTAAACTCATTATCTAGATATAAACTTCATCAATATAACGTTCGGTTCGTTTTCAACCTAAGCTCACTGAATTCGTTTATATTATCATTACCTCAAACTTAAAATATTACTAACCTCAAAACCCCTATCAGTCGTCCCGATAAGATATAGTTAACATTTTAAATTTGATACCAACGCTTTCGCGACCGCCTCAACAACCGTCACCGCCTCTGTCTTTGTTATGTATTATGACCAGCGGATTAGTTGAGGATTAAAGTTTATTTATACAACAGAAAAGGTATTTTGTCAACCTTTTATGAATTAAAAATCAGATAAATTAAAATTCCGAGAATTACTAGCAAAATTACAATAGCAGTTCCAAGAAACGCTATTGAAAACATATATCGCCTTTCAATTTGTTCAAAACTCATTATTCAATCCCCTTTTGTTTAATTAATCTTGCGGCTTGTTTAAGGACGCAAATGCAGTCTGATATCGATGTTCCGCCGCCCTCATTCGCTCTACTAATTTTACTTCCAACACTTGTGCGAACAAATTGCACAAGTGCATCCCATTCCCGCAGCGGAATATCGTTAAAGTGTCTGTCAGTAGATGTTAAAATGCGAGAACGTCCAATTCTATTTTTAATCATCGAAATCAACGAAGGAGTTACAAACTGTGAATAAAATTCATCATGTGTAACTTCGTTGCTCATGTACTGCGTCCGGGTCAACATTGCCATTTCTACATCCTCGCATTTTGTTAGTTCATGTGTACATTATTGTAAAACTGCTTCCAAGCATCCACCGCTTCGCTGTAATACTTATACCATTTACGGATTTATTACATTAATTCTCATTCCAGTTCGCTTTGCGAGTTGAAGCGTTTGCAAGTTTTTCGATTGCAACTTTCTTACTTACACGTTCCCCGTTATGAGTAAATGAAATATTTTCACGAAGTATTACCACGATTTTTACAACTCGATGTTCGCTTCCGCGTTCCATAAACTGAATTTCTATTTTACGTCCATAACCGGGCAATTCTTTAAGCGAAGTAACCGCATCATTGATTAGTCCTTTTGCGACTTGATCACCAAGCTCAATATCAGCGTCGTATGCAGCTTTCTTCTTCGCTTTTGCTTCTTCATCTTCTAAGCGATTCAACTCCCGCTGTTCCTGATATACTGCTTCAAATTCATCAGCTCGCGCTTGCAATTCAGCTGCATACTGTGTAGCAGCAATCAGTGCGTGTCCAAAGTTAAACTCAGCAATTAAATCACTTGGAACTACAGATGTATCTCGTCCACCCGAAGAATGAGTAATACTGAATTTCCATTGTGGAACTACTTCATCTTTATCACGGTAGAAATTAAAATCTCGCGAAACATAAATGCTAATTGCTGAGCTTGACCAGTAACCGTACACTGATACGTTAATGTTAGTATTCCCGTTGCGTACGCGCTCTAACAAGTCTGCTGGCTTTTCAATTTTAAACATTTCCATCTCTACATCCTCACTTGGTTTCTTAACTCTATGTGTACATTATACAGTTAAAATTTCAGATGTCAACAACTATTTTCAGATTTCAGGATGTATTTTTCAATACATCCAAAATTGTTTTATACAGTTTCGAGCATGTCCTTCAGAGTAAGGAAAGATTGTGTTTTAATCTTATTGAATTCCCCAATTGAGGATGAATCAAAGATTTTCGACTTGGATTTCCAAGATGAATTATAACCATGTGTAAACACGTTAGTGATACCGTTCAGTAATCCATAAACGCTATCGTGTCCGAATTGAGCTGCGCCATCTCCAAACTGAATTTTCATCATAATTTCGTCAATTTTCTTCTGGCTTGCTTTGCGAATTTCTTCTTCAACTTGATCACCCAAAATCATATCACGAACAAACTTGGATTGTTGTGCTCCCGTCATTTTAACATCCGACATTGTGCGTAAAGTTTGCATGAATTCTTCAAAATTCTTTTGAATCAAATCCATATCCAGCATGACTTTCTTAGCATCAAATACTTGAGAATGACGCACTCGAATTACATTTTTGTCATTCTCGGACATTGCGACTTCAAGAGTGTTATTACAAACAACACGAGTTGAAACGTGCTTTGCTGTAGTGGAATAAGTTCCATCCGTTCCAGTCATTAGAAGAATGTTATTCTTCACAGTATCGCCAGTTTTAACATCTTCCGCGTTGATTTCTGCAAGCCCCCAAAAACGACGACCTCCAAACAACACACCAGCGGTTGACATTTTCATTTTGTTCTTTTCGCAGACTTCTTGGAAAAAGTCCAGGATTTCGTTCGGCTGAACAACTTTAAAGCGGTTTGATACGATTCCGATATCTGCACCCGTATCTGAACGATATAGAACATTTTTATTTGGAATTGTGATAACTTTGTCATCAACGTTATAATTCAGCTTTGTTGATTTGATCATCCAGTCCATGCCGGACATTTCTTTCCATTTTTGGAAATCAGAAGCATCTTCCATTTGATTACCAAGCCCGTGCCAAATAGCATTGCGCTCGCCAGTAAAAGCAAATTCAACAAATCCATCTTCACGAATTGAAAGTTCATGTGCCATCTCTACATCCTCACTCTTTGGTTAAAATCTCTAGTTCATGTGTACATTATACAGTTAAAACTTCTTATGTCAACAACTATTTTCAGGTATTAAATTGAATAGTTGTGTAAGATTTAACTGTTTTGTTTTTTAGCACTTCGTATGGTGGAGCAAAGCGTTCTTTCATGCGATTGATTGTATCATTCGGTACGTTGTGAATATTACCAAAATCATTTTTCATCTCGGTGATATTAACATCAATTCCGAGGTTCTGAGCAAATTCGATATAAGGTTTCAATTCTGAAAGTGTTGTAAACGTGTTTGATACGACGACACTGTTACCTTTTGAAAGTTCTTCAAAAGTGGTTTTCTGGCAATACAAATGAGCTTGATGAAGTTTATCTTTATCAAATTGATAAACACCATCTGTCATGAAATATTGATCCGCTTCAACGTGGAGAATTTTTGCGATATCTGCAAATTTTTTTGCAAACGTCGATTTTCCGCTTCCTGGGAGCCCGCGAATAATTTGAAGAAAAATCATGTCATATCACCTTTTGTTAGTTCATGTGTACATTATACAGTCAAAATTTCAGATGTCAACAACTTTTTCAAGATAGACTTAAAAAGTCGCCAACTGTCATTTGTTTTGCTTGGGCAATCTGAATAGCGTTCAATTTATTCAACACTTCCGTTAGATCGACCGCACTTCCGCCTGAACTATTAACGAAAACCGTATTCGTTAATGTGCTTCTATTGATTACAAAATCCGTTTCTTGGTTTGGAATATTTTCCATCATCGGGATCGTCGAATCTTTCGCGTAAAGCGATCCATTAACAATAATACTAACATGATCTGCAATCGGCGGAACACCTCTCCAACCAAGGTCATTTCTCATGAATAAATATTGACCAAGGTCAGACGTTTCATCAAGAGGAATCATTACCGATTCGAATGCCGGAAGATATTTCGAGTTATCGCTTATAGAAACCCAAATAACCCATTCAGTCCACAATTGTTGAGGCGTAAATTTAATAACAGATCCGCTTGCGGCAGTTGGGTCTATAAAAATTCGTTTGGTCGGACCATCAAAAATAAACATTTGTATTTAACCTTTAAAGCTTAGAAAAGACTGTAAATTGTTCTACAGTCTTTTTGTTTCTTTATTTATAGAGTTTTATAGGTTTTACAAGAATGCTCTATCCTGTTCTGCTACAAGCGAAATGCTGATACCTTTACTTCTTGTAATTGTTCCTGTCGCAACTACTGGTTTCGCGCTTCCATTATTACCAGCAACAACAACGACCGAAGCGTCTACACCCGCAGCGCGTCCTCCCTGAACATTACCATCATAATCAAATGTAAATGGAATTACAGCTCCGGTTATGACTCCAGCGATGGGATCACCATCTTTATCATCGACGGTAATTGCGTCTGCTGTTCCGTAGTCCCCATCAACTGTATCAGCAAAATACATTATAAAATATCCAGTTCCATTAGCTGTTAGTACCGCATTTGAATTTATTGCTCCTGCTGAACTGTATGGATATATTCTTTGAATTCCATTTTGGTCAACAAATACAATTCTATTCAAATCTGCTGCTTGAATATTTGCAATGAATACACCAATCGTGGTGTATAAAGTATCACCAACGAAGTAGCAAAGTTCATCGGCAGTTTTACCCGTAACATCCCCGAGTCCAACATCAATGTCGACGTTTTGTCTTAATAAATATTGAACTTTAGTGTAAATTTGTTCCAGCGTCGCCGAATTTCCGTTAATCACTTTAGTAAACGGATAAGATCCAGCACCAATGGTTTTAGTTTGGTTTGTTCCAAAGTATGTTACATCAATACCTGAATACGGCGCGTCAGTCGACACAACTCCGTCGGCAGCTTGAATTTTCAAGTCGTCTTCATTTGACAGAAGTACGTTAACTGTGTAAGCCCCAGTTGCAACTTGACCTGTATCAGCTAACGTTGAAGATTTATATTTTTTACCAAATTCGCGCACAAATGCTTTATAAAATGCTCTTTTATCAAAATTGCCGTTTGTAGCATCTCCAAAAACTTGAACGCCTTCGTTCACTTCATCCGAAAACGTGAAATTTGTCGGAGCATCAGTTGTGGCGCGCTGATAATATAACTGAGCTCCAGAATTCACTTCGCCCAAAGATACAATACCTACATATTGTCTTTGTAAAACGCCGACTGATGAATATTCAGACCACCCACCGTCTCGCAACGCTTGTCGAGTAGCATCATTAGCGGGTTTCCATCCGCTGAACGTTTGCCCGTCAGTACCAAATTGAAATTGCCCCGACTTGGCGTCAATTGCATACATGGGGAATGGAAATCCGTTATATTCTGGCTGTGTCCATAATTGCACAAACTTCGAATATAACGCTTGAATTGTAACACCATCTTTATAAATTAAATTTCCCAATTCAACTAAAGAAAATGTTTTCGCTGTAGTATTAATAACAAGTTCTGTTCCTACTACTAATAACGATTTACTGGTAATCTTAGCCATTTCTTATTCCTCTTTTTTTAAATAAAATTTCTATCTTGAATTTGATCAATAGGTAACGTTGTATTTATTCCAGTTAACATATAATTTCTTATATATTTTGGAACATATCCTTCTTTTAAAATTCCAATATCAATAAGTTCGCTTGATGTATATACATAACCAAATGTTGTTGCGTTTAGATCTTGAATATCAGCAAGTTGAATTTCTGTCGATGCCTTTAATATAACTATATCGCTTCCCGTTTTTAATCCGGTTAATGTTAATATATTAGTATCCAGCGGATAGTTAATCGCTTCCTGAGCCGTCTTGGTTGTCAGTGTAGTTACTCGCAAAAACGTAATCGCCGTGGTGTTAACGCTAGTTGTTGTGATTCTTATTTTTAACTTGAACCCGGTTGTAGGCGATACAGTTTCAGCGCTTAGGTTTGTATCGTTAAGTGTTTTCCATGTTCCGTTCCATCCTGAGCCGGTATCAATCTGGTACTCAAGCGTATAGTTACCAATCGTGCCACCAGTCATGACCGCAGCGGTATTCTTGAATCCCGTGTGACCTTGCGCAAAATAAGGCATCTCCCATATTGCTTGCGCGCCTATTACACGCATTTCAATGCCGCCAGCACTATTGAACTTAGCGATTCCAGAGGGGTTGCCCCAATATGCAGCCGTTTCTGCGGTTGGTTCGTTCATTGCAAGAATCAAAGCGCCTTCCTTGCCACCATAGAAATACTCATACCAATGCGAGCCATATACAGAGGTTTGAGCTGCAACAATTGCTCCACCAGATGATATACCTTTAATGGATGCGTTCAACCATGCTAGCAGTTGAATCCGAGTGGATTTTGTCGAGTGTAACCAAGGGTCTTCGGTAATGACTTGTTCAACAATGACGTTCTTGTCTGAGTTAGTTGAGGATGATACTCCTATTCTTATCTTTCCTAGGAACCACTTTTGTAACTTCACGGTATTGTTGTTGCCGCCCGTAACAAATGAGTTTCCCATTGCGTAAAGGTTTGGTGCCCACCCGCCAGTTTTACAGTAACTGCTTGGTGAGCCTACGTTACGAATTTTGACGTTTGTTGCGGCGGTTGAGTACACAAGTGCAGTATATGGATGACAATCATCAATTGTATTACCAAGCCCCGTATTAAATCCATCGACTGTAATACGGTCACATCCCGCACCGATACTTATCCCATAATAGGGCGTTGTTGCATTGGTATGACCAATCAAGCGATCGTTATAGTCAACATCGTTTAGTTCTATACCAACGGATGTTGATATTAGTATGTTTCCGTTATACACAATAGGGTCGTTAATTACTATATTCTGGCATGTTCCGATGTTAATCGCTATACCGGTTGATCGAACATAGTTAATAATCCCAGTACGAATACCGTTGAGCGTTTGCCCTGCACAATATAGAAATTCTGCCGCGTGGTCTGTTGTGCCAACTAATGCACGTCCGCCAGATATCTTACCTACCGTACCACCTGCGAAATTCGATATGAATTGAAACACTCTGGCATCTTGTGCCGAATACTGCCCGACACCGACGTCGTAAATATCGAGCGCTGTAGCACACTCAGTTACTTGAAAAGAGTCTTGTATTGCGCAACGATGCATTCTTACTGAATATGCTTGGTTGAAAGTAGCACGACCAGAAAGCATGTAAATGCCCTCAAGATCAATAGCGCCTGCGGTCGTCGTTGTAAATTCAGGACGCGCTGCGATAGTTGCGTTTGGAACTGAGTTGGTAGCTCGTGAAGCTGTAGCACATTCAGACCATAGGATATTACTGATTTGTACCTTGCATCCAGAAACAGGAACATATCCGATCGTCCATTTTAGAGTCACGTCACCTTCCGCCATTCCAGTGACAAACGGATAGTTAATATCAATGGTGTTTGCTGCAACAGCACACATAATGAACTTACCATCAACTGCGCCGCCTGTTGTAAAATCACAGTAAACTTCATTCCCAATCGCCATGCCGTGAGCTGTGGCAGTTATCTTTAGTTTGCTGTTTACAGTTACATTTCCAGAGGTTAATGCTGCATTGTGTGGATATTCGATTAGGTAAGTATTTGCGCCTGTTACTGCGTATATTTTATAAACACCGACAACGCCCGTTCCGGAGGTGAAGTCAGCATAGATGCTTTCGCCTTCGTTCAGTCTATGCGCTGTAAATGTGACCGTAACACCGGGGCGAATTGTGACGTCTCCGGAGGTGTTAGCAGTAGTCAGGTTGAATGTGTAGTTATACGCATCAAGCACCGAAGTTATCGTATGCGTTCCGTTTGTGGCTGTGCCCGTTGTGAATTTGTGGTAGACCTGTTGCCCAACTTCAAATAAGTGTGCAATCGCTCCGGTTGTCACTGCGACAACATTATCGACCACTGTATATACACATCCAGTCGTGTGGGCAATACCTACATAAGTCGAAGCCTGTCCAGCTACCAGCGCATAAGTCCCGTCAAGCGTAGTGCTTTCACCAAACTGGATTTTTCCACCTGCAAAAGTTTTAACAAACTGCCCTCGCTTGTCTGCATATCCCTCTGCAAAACCTAGTGCTGATTTCTGCCACCCGTTTGCAGCCGATGCAAGCCCAGGATAGAACTCATAATAGCCCGATGTCGGCGCAGTCTCTACCCATGCGCCGGGGCAAAAATTGTTTGCTATCGTTGATGATGTAGTAGGTGTTGTTAATGTCTGCCCAATTGTTCCGTTGGTTGTTCCGATCTCGTAGAAATTACCGCCGTCTCTTGTGGTGAACTGCCCGACACGACCGACGATAAAATTTGTCGCGGCATCCCAAACAATCTCAATCCAGCTCGTTCTCTGCGCTCCTGAACAAGTAGCGGTGATTCCTGTCAAATCACCCGCCTGAAACGAACCTGTGGTTTCACGAAACTTGATAATTCCGCTCGCAGGAATAGCTGCTCCAACTGCAATAGGCGATGAGCCAATAGCACTCCAGCACCCTAGAT